TCAAAATGCAAAAAATAATTGGAGCTGATTGGCGGGCTTGTCGTAGACGATATGAGACAGGATGGAGCGGAGGGCGGTGTTTTTGGCGGTTTCTGTCTGAGCGGGATCCCGGAGGATGATCAAAACGTCCAGAACGCGGCGGCGCATGTCGGCGGGAGAGAGCCGGGTGGCGGCTGCAGCGGACGCGGCGGCGGACTGCTGGGCGCGCAGCTCCTCAATGCCGGAGAGCAGGCGCGCCTTTTTGCGGGCGTACTCTTCCAGTGTGTCGATCCCGGCCTCGTAGGCCTCCAGGACGCGGCGAAGCTTGACCTGCTCCACAGCGATCAGATGGTCATAGTCGGGGCCGACGGGCTTTTTGGACATGCGCGGGGCGACCGGGAAGCGGTCAGAGACGGCGCAGTTTTCCAGCTCCGCAATCACGGCGCGGTTGGCTTTGGCAATTGACAGCGAGTGCGAGACGGTGCAATTCCCATGCGCGTATTTGTGGCATTGCATTGACGGACACGCGAGGTTTTGATACACCAGCGTGGATCCGCAGGCCGAGCAGCGGACAAGCCCCTTGAGCATCCAGGAGACCGGTTCGTCCCGCCGGGTGTAGGGGAGATCGGCGGCACGGCGCTCCAGCTTCGCTTGGACGGCGGAAAAAGTCTCGGCGTCAATGATCGGCTCAAAGCCGCCGTCGATCAGGAGCGCGCTGTCGTTGTCCTTCTCGGCCCCGTGAACATAGTCGATCTTGCCGTCACGGCTCCAGCGGATTTTCCCGATATACACGGGATTGCGCAGCAGGTAGCGCACCCAGCGGTTAGAGGGAGCGGAGCCGCGCCGGGTGCGGACGCCGGCTTCGGTGAGCTCGCGGGCGATGGTGACGATGCCCTTCCCGGCCAGATAGTCGGAAAAGATCCCGCGCACGATATCGGCCTGGGCATTGGGGACGTAGGTCTTTCCGCTGACATCATAGCCAAACGAGGGGACGGTCACGATCTCCGCCCGGCTGACCTTTTCCGCCATACCGCGCTTGACCTCGCCCGCGAGGCGGATGCTGTAAAACTCGTCCATCCACTCTATGATGCGCTCGATCAGAGAACCAAACGGGGAATCGTCCAGCGGCTCGGAGATGGAGATCACGTCCACGCCGAGCTTCGAGAGCATGGATTTGTAGACGATGCTCTCCTCCTGGTTGCGGGCGAATCGGGAATACTTCCAGACGAGGATGCAGGCAAACGGATGGGCCTTATCCTTGGCCAGCGCGATCATTTTTTGGAAGGCGGGGCGCTTTTTGGCGCTCCGGCCGGAGACGCCGTCCTCCACAAAGACAAATTCAGGCGGAACGTCCATGTCGTGGGCGGCGGCATAGTCCCGGATGAGCTTAAGCTGGGAGTCAAGGGAGTATTCGTCCTGGCGTTCGGTTGACACGCGGACATAGGCCGCGGCGGTTTTCATGGGGTGGTCACCTCCTTGCTTTTGGTGTTCAATACATTTGGTCAGATAAAATGATCATGATATACAAGAAAAATTTCTTTGAAACAGTAGACAAATTGAGCAAATGCGTGTAAATTAGAGTAAACTCTTCACAGGATATGAGATTGATAAGTGACAGGTGAGAGAATAATGATCAAGCTGGAAATATCACAGTTGGATAAGGAGCCGGACTTTAACGGCTTCACCTGCGGAGTGGACAGCATAGACCGAAAGGTTAAGCGTTCGTACTTCCCACATGTTCTGCGCCAGGCAAAGACTTTCAAAATTGAACTGGGAGAGAGAAAGAATATCGCCGGATACTATCAGATTTCCATTTGCACGATCAAAACGGATAATTCCAATATTGAATTCGGTGATTATGGCGATTATGGCGAAGGAGAGCCGGAATATACGGCGATGAAGATGGAGTTTCTTGCGATAGATGAGCGGCTACAGCAGAAGGGAATCGGGACGGAGGTACTGCGCAGTGCGGTTCGGGAAGCCAAAGAGCTTGGTAAGAAATGGCCAATCCGTGTGTTTTTAATCGACGCTCTTGTTGGGAAAACTGAATGGTATAAAAATAGAGGTTTTCAATTATTCTCTGAGAAGCAAGAAATGGAGTACGGAACCGTCCGGATGTTCTTTGATTTGATGGATGCGGATGAAAAGGAAAAAGTGGCCGCATATACCGAAAAAATATGATAATTCCAGATTGCTTTGAAGGAAGGTGAAGGAATGCAAATCACGCACCAGATTACGCTGAGTCGGGATGAATGGAATATTTTCGAGACAACTTTGAATAGATATAATCCAGAACGGGAGGAGCGGGCAACGGCTTTCCTTATGGGAGGAGCGGGCAGCCAACCGACCGAAACAGGAGAGAACATTATAATCGATATGCCCGATCTGTCGGAAGAAGAAGTTTTGAAGCTGCTCGGACTGCAGAGAGATGATAAAGATGCAGTGGCCGTTTTCCAATATGACGGTGAAATGAAGGTCAAGGCTTTTCACGAGGCAGAGGTCTGGTTTCCCAGATCAAGAAAGGAAACGGAAAAATGTCAAGTACGTCTCCCAAATGGCAGCGAAGAAAGAAATGAGTACTATCGACAAGCAGAAGAACCCAGCTTGAAATGTGCATAGATGAGGAGTAAATGAAAAATGGGAAACAGCGCCTTTCAGTTTACGAATCCAGAACTTGTGAGCATCCAGTTCTCCGTAAACAAAAGCTACAAACCTGAGGACGATTCAATTATAAAATTGAATATCCGAACGGAAGTAACAGAAATTCAGGATATGCCAGACGGTGAGGAGCAGAATGCCAAGGTCAGCGTGACAGTCACGATCGGCGAAGAGAAGGGGGAAACTCCGCTCTTTGTCAAGGCAACGGAAGAGGCTGCCTTCAAATGGAAGAAGGGAGACTTCAATGAAGAGGAAGCGCATAAAATGCTGTCCCAAAACGGAGCTGCGCTTTTGATTTCATACATTCGGCCAGTGATTGCGAGCGTCACAGCAGCAAGCCGACTTCCGGCATACAACTTGCCGTTTATCGATGTTACGCAACAGGAGAAGGAATAATAATCAGATTTTTCACCTACGCCGCCTCCGGAGAAACCCGGGGGCGGTTATTTTATCCGGCGGCGGTGCTGCAAAAGGCGCTCAAAGCGGAACTGCATATAGGATAATTCACGCCCCGGCGCGAAAGCGTCCGGGGATTTTTATGGCTTGCAGCGGCCACAGGGATGGTAGCCCTGAGCGATGGCCTCGTCACGGGTGCCAGAGAAATAGCTTTTGTTCTTCTCATTCATATCGCCGACACTGGCGCATGAGGGATAATGGAATTTATTCGTGTTCGTGTTCAGCACGTAATCGATCCCGGAGGAAGTGACACTTGCGGCGGCAGCTTTTACAGGAGCGCCGGAAGAGGAAGATTTCTCAGCTGTGCCTTCCTTATACCCGACACTGTACCCAAAGTCATACATGGCGAGCATGTCTTCCTTTGTGTACGTCTGATTGTCGTCAAGCTGTGACAGATCCGTATACTTGACAGCGGCAGAGGCAAAGGGAGAAAAAGCAAAAACGGAGATCAGGAGCAGAGCGATGAACATAAAAAGAATCGAAATAAGGCGTTTCATAGATATGTCCTCACAGTGATATGTAAAGATCAGCTTTTTTAATTGCTGTCGGGATTGCAGATTTTACAGGGGCGGTAACCGCCGGCGATGAGGTCGTCATACATGCCGTTATACTCAGAGCGCCAGTGCTCATAGAGCTGCGGGGCGTACTGGCAATCGGTCGTGTGGATCACCTTACTGTAGAGATTCAAGACATAGTTTCCATAGGTTTCTGCGGTTTCGGTGGAGCGGACGCGCTTGGTCGGGTCGGGGATCTCGCCGCCGGGCGGGGTATCCTCCACCACGTCATACACCAGGGCGCCGCGCTCGGCCACGGCAAAGACCTGGCCGAGATCTTCACAGTTGACAAGGCGAACGGTCACAGCAAACTCATCATGGCGATGATTGGAGACATAGTCCTGCATGCTGCCGGAAATTGTGACGATCTGGGAAACATTATCGTGCCATGTGTTCAGAGCATCACGGCCGTGAAGGGCTGTGTTGACAGATGCAGCGGTCAGGCTGTTTTCCCAGAGATCGGCGGTGATGGTCAGGGCGTCTTTATCGACGTCCAGAGAAAAGTTTCCATTGGTGGCATAGTTGAGCTGATCGCGGAAATGAAGGTGGATCTGATCCACGCTCAAAAGCTGCGTGTCGGAAGAGACAACGGGCAGCGGTGCAGGCGGCTCGGGCGCTTTTCTGCTGAAAGCGCTGACGGCAATCGCAGCGGCCAAAATCAGAATACCGATCAGGGGAGTCAGCCAGTTTGTGCCTTGCTTCTGTGGAGCGGGAGCTTGCGCGGGAGCTGCCGGAGCAGGAGGCGGCGGGGGAGGGACAAAGGAAGCCGAAACCTCCGCTTTATAGTCTACAGACAGATACGCCTGATAATGCTTCGCCGCGGAAGGCTCTGCCGCGCGGCCATGATCCGGGATATATTCCCGGACGGTCACGCTCAGATGGGTGATCTTATCAAGTATGGAGCGCAGCTCCTCATATCGGTTCTGGGGTACCGTGCCTATGATGTTGCCGTTATAGAGGGCGGCGAAGGTCTCTTTGTCGCTGTAGTGAAAAGGTGTCAGCTCCCAATCGCCGACACCGCTGTTATCGTAAGCCTGCTTCAGATAGACTTGGCGGGGTGTTCCGTCGGGGTTGGAAAAGTCATCACCGGAAAGCTTTATGGAGAGCTGCCGGTTTGCGTTATCTTCCATCACAATCAGCTCCTGTCATCTCACATTACTGGTAAATGCTACGGCTTTGCCGAGGATGCGGACATGCTCCATGTCGGACTCCCAGAAGGAGAGCGGGCGGTACTGCGGGTTTTCCGGCTCCAGCACCACATGATCTGGGTAAAAGTGCACACGTTTGAGCGTGGCCTCGTCATCCACAAGGACGGCGGCGATCTGGCCGTCGTCGACAGTGGGCTGCTGGCGGATGTAGACGATATCGCCGTCATAGATGCGGGCGTTGATCATGCTGTCACCCTTGCAGCGGAGGGCAAAGTCGGCCTTGACGTGCTCCGGCATGTCTACCATCTCTTCAATGTTCTCCTCAGCAAGGATCGGCTCCCCGCAGGCAATGGTGCCGATGAGCGGGACGCTCTTCATGGCCGGGAAGGGGAGGATGTTGTCAGAAGGAAATGCCGTGACAACTCCGGGGTCATCCGATTTCCCAACCAACCATGCGGGATCTACCTGCAAGACATTCGCGATGGCCTCGATAACAGGGAGCTTTAACTTTTCTATAGTCCCTTTTTCGTATCTTTGAATAGTTGAGCGGGCCACGCCGATTTCCAGAGCAATGTCATCAAGGGTTAATCCAAGCTGCTCACGACGCTGCTGCATTCTGGTGGCTACAATACTATTACCCATGTCATCAGCTCCTTTTCTTGTCTGCATAATAGCACAAAGGTTTGCAGAGCGCAACAACAAATTGCGCAGAACGCAAAAAAGTTGCAAAACGCTATTGACAAACAAATAGGCATGTGCTATTTTGAAGTTGCGATACGCAATTTATGCAAAGCGAGGTGAAACAGATGCTTAACGTGAACAAGGTGCGCGGAAGACTTGCAGAGCTCAATTTGACGCAGAAGGATGTTGCCAATGCCCTCGGAATTGCTGCGCCTACGGCCTCGCAGAAGCTCAACCGTGTGCGCCCGATGGACCTGGACGAAGCCGAAAAGCTTGCACAGCTTTTGCAGATCAAGGATAGCGAGTTCCGCGAATATTTTTTTGCTCAATAGTTGCGTTGCGCAACAAGAATGATCCAGCGGGGGCTGGACAAGGCCAACGGGGCGGCGTGAAAAAGCTCCCGCGTGAGCGGGAGCGTGGAGAAAGGAGAAAAAAAGAATGGAGAAAGAAAAGAGCTGCTTAAGCTGCAAGCACGAGTATGCCCCGACCGGGTGCGAGCCGTGCGTAAAATGCTGCGATAAGAATCTCTGGGCGCCGAAGGACGAGGAGATGCCGGCCGTGCGCTCCGTTGAAGGGGAGCCGTGCGAAAAAAGCACGGAGCTGAAAGAGAGCTGGGGCTGGCCGCCTCTCGCGGAGCTGCTTTTTGATTACACCCGCAAGGCGCTCAATGAGTTTAAGATCGCCCAGGCCGAGGCCGACAGCTGCGAGGAGCAGCCGGACGCCTGGAAGTACCGGGCGGAGCGGGAGATCAAGCGCCAGCGCTTCAGCGCCCTCTGGGACGTGATCGAGGCCGCAGGGCTGGAGGAAGAGTACGAAAAATGGACAAGGCAGCCGGAAACGCTGCCGTACTGAGAAAGGAACGGACATGGACGCAAAAACATGCGGGAACTGCAAGCATAGACTTCTGCCTTCGGCCGGAAATTTGCCGCAGCAGTGCGTGGACTGTTGGGAGCCGGAGCTCAAGGGCTGGGAACCCGCAGACAAGCAGGACTTTGTTTACCGCGGGGCAGATATGGGATCGCCGGAGGGAAGCTTCAGCGTCGTGAAAGCCATCATTCGGGAGACTGTGGACGCGGTGGACGAAAACTGGAAGCTCACCAAGTACGCCGTGGCCGGGATCCGCGCCGAGCTTGCCGCCCTGGGGCTGAGGCTCACCGACAAGAACATGCCGCGCGGAGAGTGCTGGCACTGCATGGACAGGCTTTACACGCTGACGCGCGACCTCAGCGAATACGAGGAGAGGCTGGAAAAGATCGAAAAGGCGGCGAAAGCCGGGCAAGTGCCCAAGCCGTGAGCGCATAGAGTAAGAGGACGGATTGCCACACCAGCGCTGCGGCGCCGGTTTGCAATGACGGAGGAGGTGGGCTTATGGCCAAGCGGAAGGAACTGACCTGCGTGAGCTTTGTGGTTTTCCCGGACGGGCGCACCGTGCCGGTCGGAGAGCTCACCGAGGAGGAGCGGGCGCAGTGGCACCGGAGCATGAGCGAGCGCCTGAGCGAGGCCATGAGCGACTATTATACACAGCATCCGGAGGAATACGCGAGGCTGTGAGGGGACTCCCTCAGTCGCTGCGCGACGGCTCCCTCAGAGAGGGAGCCTGTAAGGAAGGAGATATACATATGACGACATGCGGAGTCTGGTGGACGCTGGGGATCATCGCCCTGTGCGTGATTGGCGTAGCCGTGGGCGCGGCGCGATCAACGGCGCAGGCGCGGGAGAAACCCCTCACCGCTACGCGGAGCTCCCCTTCCAGGGGAGCCGAGGAGACACGGGGGAAGCCGGGCGAGAGCGCGTTTGAGCCGAGCACGCTGGTTTTCCACACGGCGGAAAACCGGATTGTGAGATGCAGGGCGGCGACCGACCTGAGAAACGGTTACATCGTGGGCTTTTCCGGCATGGAGCGGGACGAGCAATGGAGCCGCGCCCTTGTTTACGCAAAAAAAGAGCTCGCCTGCGTGCTGGCCGAGCAGGCGCTCGCCGGGGGAGGGATCCGCTTCCAGCTCCGGGACGGGGAGCTGCGCGCCGTGCTGCTGGCTGTGAGGCCGGAGACCCCTTCCACCGCTGAAGCGGTCCCCCTCCCCCAAAGCGCCGCAAGCGGTTGGAGGAGGCAAGGGGGAGGCGGCAGCGCATGAAGGAAAGTGAACGCTGCCGGCACCCGGACTGCATCTACAGGAACCGCATTGATCCGGAAAAAAGCGGGAACTGTGATTACTGCAGCATGGAGGGAAAGACAAGGCTGTCAAGACTGGCCAAAAAGCTCCGCCTGCCGCCAGAGCGCGTGACGCACAGGATGAAGCTGCCGGTGAACTGCCCATTTTATAAGCCTGACGGCGTGACGCCGCCGGCGCCAGAGACGGAGGAGTCCTGGGGAGACATCGCCCGCCGCCTTTACGACCAAGGCGCGACAGACCGGGAGATCGCCGACCGTCTGGGGAAGGACATCAACCGCATCGGGACAATACGGCGAAAAAAATGGAAGCTGCCCCCGAATCCGGGGATGCACGGGCCGGCGGTACGCATCGACTATGAGCGGGCGGCGGCACTGTACCGCCGAGGTGCCAATGACCGCGAGATCGCCCAGGCGCTGGGGTGCAGCGTATCGGCGGTGTACAAATGGCGGAACAAGCACGAGCGGCTGCCGAACGCGTGAAAGAAGGGAGGGAAAAAAGACATGAAGCTCAAAGCACTGGCGAGCCTGTGCAATGAGGCAAGGTGCGTCTACCTGTTCAACGAGAAAGACGGCACGCAATGGGCCGGGACAGGCTTTGCCATCTGGCGGCTGCCGGAAAACCTCGGAACGCTCACACAGGACGCGCTCTGTGCCATCTTTGACATCTCCCAGGAGAAACAGGGGAAAATGGTCATCAGAACCAAGGAGATGCCGACGGTATTCAACACCGGGGAATACAGCGAGAGGGAAAAGGATCTGCTCTACTGGATGGACAGACGCGTCATCCTCCACGGCGTGGATCTGCTGCCGACGCAGGCACCGAACGGGGAAATCTTCACCATCCAGACCAAAAACCTCAGACCGGGGAGCGACGCGGAACAGCCGGGGCTTGCCCTGAGACGGCAAGAGGGAGGGAACCCATACGTCGTTTACAAGGACGGGCTTTTCATCCAGGCGATCATTATGCCATGGCACGCAGAGCCGGAGACCATCACATGGCTCGGGAACGTGTGCCGTGGGATTACGGTGGAAGAAAATGAAACTGTGTAACGGCTGTGCGTATCTGCGCTATGAGGACAGGCCGCACGGGATCAAGGCCGCGCGCTGCGCGAATCCCGAGGCGGGGAGCGGCACTATACGGGGCTTCGGGCGGACGCTGGAGATCTTCGGCACCGGAGAGATAGGCCCCGTGGTGCGTCCCGCGTGGTGCGCGAATGAGAGAAAACGGATTGCCACACCAGCGCGCGGCGCTGGTTCGCAATGACAGGGAAGGAAATACATATGACGTTTTTGGAAAAGCTTGAGCGGGAGCACCCGGAATTTATCGGAGAAAAGTTCCCGGGCGGCGTGGCGATCTGCCCGGAGGATTGTGGTTATGAGAAAAGCACCCCATGCGGCGCCATGACGGAAAACGGGACGTTTGATCCGACGGCGTGCATGGCGTGCTGGGGGCGGGAAGCGCCGGAGAAAACGGATGGACACGCCAACGCTGCGGCGATGGCTCGCAATGACGAGGAAGGGGGCGGTGGGCATGGCTGAAATCGTGGAGCGAGTGCTGTGCCCGGATTGCAAGAAGATCATGCAGGAGGCGCATGTCGTGATGAAGCGGGTGCCCAACACCGAGGGCACGGCGGCCTGCTGCTGGTGCCACAAAAGACGGTACTGCACGAAATGGCTGGTGCAGCTTGGGAAGGGAGACGGCGATGAAGAAAACGAAGCCGCTGAGTAAACACGAGATGGTGTTATAAGAGACATGACACCAAAAGAAGAGGCAGAATGGGAACAAGAGCATAAGGATTTGCCCCCATATCCAGACGGAGCTTTTGACATGGACAAAGCCGAAGCCTACGACATTCTGATGGGGGCGAGCGAATGACACCACAAGAAAAAGCGCGGCAACTCCGACCGATTATTGAAAAAGCGGCTAAATCCCTTACTGATGGTGACGCGCTGGAAGCTGTGGAGCTGTTCCCCATGTGGGTCGAGAACGCAGAGTACAAACGTGGAGAGCGCGATCAGTACGACGATAAGCTGTACCGTTGCGAGCAGTCCCACACATCGCAGGCAGGGTGGGAACCGCCGAACATCCATGCGCTGTGGACAGAGATTGCAAAGCCGGGCGAAATCCCCGTGTGGAAGCAGCCAACAATGGAGCAGGACGCTTATATGAAAGGTGACAAAGTGCATTATCCGTTGCTGTCAAGCCCTGTATATGTGTCTAATTTTGACAACAATGTATGGGCACCCGACGTTTACGGCTGGGATTTGGAGGGCTGATATGGAAGACGACGAAAAAGCCGAGAGCGGCCTGTTGACGGAGGACTGATATGAGCATCACAGACTGGATTATTGCCGAGTTCAAGGCGCTGGGCTGGCACTGCGTCGCCTACGGGCCTGAGTTCTGGCTGGTCGGGCCGCTCGCCGGGGCGGTGCTGATTGCGGTGATTGTCGGGATTATTGTGTGGAGGGCAGACAAATGAGAGGCGTTGACATTTCGCATTATCAAAACGGGCTGACGATCCAGCAGCTCAAGCAGGCCGGGTACGATTTCGCCATCATCAAGCTGACGGAGGGCGTCAGTATCGTGGATAAGGCCGCGTTCGGCTTCTACCGCGAGGCGTATGAGCTGGGCTTTCCGGTCGGCGGCTACTGCTATTCCCACGCCGCGACCGCGAAAGAGGCGGCAGCGGAGGCAGGGCATCTGCTGGACACACTCAACGGTTTCCCGATGCCGCTCGGTATCTATTTGGACGTTGAGGAGCCGAAGCAGCTCAGCCTGCCGCATGACGCGCTTCTTGCTGTGCTGGACGCCTGGTGC